GGTCTAATTAGCGATGAACTTGGAAAAATCGGGTTTGAGTTCGAGGCGGAAACAGACGTCGATGCTCATCCAGTCAGCCCGTATGGGCTGATGACCTTGATTGGAGAGTCATGATTATGGCCGATGAAAAAACAGACGGACAAATTTTATCTCCGGGAATTGACGTGGGAGGATTTAGAGTTAAGCCGTGGTCGTTCGAACAATTCTTTGACCTGCTTCCAGTATTTGTTAAGGGGTCAATGATCCTGAAGGATAAAGGGATCGGGATCAAAGAATTTGAATCGCTGGGTGAGGACTCTAATGAAATTCTCTCTATCGTCTCTTCTCTCGGTCCAATCATTCCTGAAGTGGTGGCAAGAACGATCGAATGCTCGATCGAAGAAGTTAATAAAATGGAGTTTGATCGCGTAGTCTCTATCGCTCTTGTCGTCTTGATTCAGAATGTGGAGAGAATAAAAAACTTCTCTGGCCTCGCACGGACAGCCATGAGTTCGTTGGCAACCAGTTAGCTGAGGCCTTAGAGTTTTTGGTTCGACGAGGCCATGGGTTCGATGACTTATGGCGTCGTTATACGATCGATCAAGTGTGGCTTTTCTATAGCGCTGCGCAAGAGAACCTTAAGCGCGAGACCTTTGATTTGGCAATTGCTTTAAGAATCTCTTTTGGGGCGGATCAGAAAGATTGGAAGAGTTATATCCAGGCGCTGTCTCCTAAGAAGATTTCTTCGGCGGCTCCAAGCAAGGCGTCATCGAAGAATAAGTTCAAGGAAATGAAGAGGTTGTTAGATGGCAAATGAGCAAGAGATTGCAAAGTTAGTTATTCGATTAGTTGCTGACATAAAGGGTTTAAAGCAACAATTCGCGGAGGTTCAAAAGGATACCAAGACCCTTGCCGATCAAACTCAAAAGCATGCCAGCACGTTTGCTTCTTCCATAGCGGGGGTTCAAGCCGCTTACGTTGGAATGGCCGCTGCCGTTTATGCATCCTATAAGATCATTCAGGGTGCCGTTGCCTTGTTGGATATTGGCGCCAAGGCCAAACAGACCGAAGAATCGTTTGCCATGATGACCAAGTCTTTGGGCGTGAATGGAGACGAGATGATCCGACGGATGAAGGAGGTCGGAGTCGTCTTTTTTGAGCAAACTGGGTTGATGATCAAAGCTCAAAGGCTTTTGATCGAAGGGGTTAGCCCAGAGGACGTCGTTGGATTAATGGAGGCCGCGCGCGTGGCCTCAAGGTTGATGGGCATCGACGTAGAAGCGGCTTTCGAGAGAGTTTCTGAGGCGGTCATCACTTTAAGGACACGAGGATTGAAGGCCGCTTTTCCAATGGATTTGGCTGAGGTAACAGAGCGTCACGCTAATTCTCTTGGAACCGTCACAAAATATTTGAACGAGGTAGGGCAAAGGCAGGCGATCATTAATGAGCTCACCCGTCAAAAGATAGAGAAGAAAAGCTTCTTGGGCGCCGTCATGGATGAGCCGTCGGTTGCCGAGGACCTTCAAAAAGTAAAGTCTGCCTTGAGCGAGTTAAAGGAAGAGTTTTCAAAGGTGTTGGTTGAGGCCACTTCTGCTTCGAATGCTCTTCCCATTTTCATGGATATTGTTAAGGCCCTGAGCGAGGGGATCAAAGAACTAAAGAATTTTAAAGGAGAATTTGGAATTTTATTTGGTTCCATCGAACTTGGATTGAGAACAATTCTGATAGGAGTTAAAGGATTTTTCACGGGGGTTACCGCCATCTTTTTTGGAGTCATGGAAATCAACTATGAACTTTTGAGTCTTTTCAATTTTATAACTGTGGGAGCTATCCCTGGGCTCAGTAAAGCGGTCGAAGACTTTGGGGCAAGAAAGCAGAAGGTCTTAGATTCCCTCATTCGTCAGGCCGAAGATTTAAATAAAGTTATTATGGGGAAGGAAGAAGCTAAAACTCCTGAGGCTAAGAAAGCTGTTGTCGGGATGGGGGAGGTTGCTAAAAAAGATCAGATCGATCAAGAGAAGCTTAAGGACGATCTTACGAAATTTAGGCTTGCAAACGAGGAGCAAAGGATCGCGGCTCAGAACGAGATCGTTAAGTCTGGCCTTGAAAAACAGAGGGCCATGCAGATAGAAGAAGCGAGAAGAACGGGGCAAGATGTGACCTTGATAGAGATCGAGTGGGATCGCCGCATGGCTCAGGAAGAATTGAAGGCCACTCAAGCAAACTTAGATACGAAGAGAAAATCTGAGCTTGAGCAAGCAAGGCGAGATGGAATGGATCGGGAAGTTGTCAAAGAAAAATTTCGCACTCTCGGGTTGGCGGCGGAAGCGAAGTACTCGGCCGAGGTTGCCAAGATTGATGCCAAAGCTGCTGACTATGCTCGCCAACTGTGGGCCGAGCGAGAGACTAAGATGGCGGACTTTAGCAAACAGTTGGCCGAAATATCCGGAGACTACGACGCCATCACATCAGCTCAGGCGAGAGGGTTGGAAGTCGAGCGCCAGGTTTTTCTCCTCTCCGATCAAGCTGCCAAGTTAACGAAGGATCAACTTATAACTTACAACAATCTGATGGACAAGCGGATCGAAAAGCTTAAGCAAGTCCGCGAGCTGGAGTCCCTGAAAGAAACCGCCGAGTTTCGCAAGCAGATTGGAGAATTGACGGGCGACTGGGTATTGATGAAGGATGCCGAGATCGCGAGCCTTGAGGCCGAAAGACAGATCACTATAACTACAAAAGGATTAACCGAGGCTCAGCGTGAATTGATCAACGTCATCTATGAAAAAAGAGATGCTGAACTCCAAGCGCAGAAGGACATGAACGTTGGAGCGCTGATAGAAATTGGCGCGAGAAAAGAAGCCATCAACCTTAATCAACAGCTTGCGGACTCCTTTCAAAACTTAATCCCAAACGCCTTGAACGCGGGGGCGGGAGCAGTTAAGGGTTTTTTGAAGAATTTGGCTGATGGGACCATGTCAGCAAAAGAAGCATTCAAACAACTTGCGAAAGATTTTGGGACGAGCATCATGGACATGATCATAGACGTGGGCATCCTTATCTTGAAGATGGAGATTTTAAAGGCCCTTGGATATGGGACCGGCGCAGGTGCGACGGCGGGTGGAGGTAGTTTAGGTGGCATGGGAGGTGGCGGGGGTATTTTAGGAACTGTCGTCTCTCTTTTGGGAAGCCTTATAGGTTTTCAAACTGGTGGGTTTATCCGAGGCCCATCTGGAGCGGACGTTATTCCGATTCGTGGGACGGCTGGAGAATATATGCAGCCAGTTCCAGCCGTTCGCTACTACGGCCTTCAAGCGATGGAGGCTATCCGAAGCCGCGCCATCCCGAGAGAACGGTTTTTGGATTTATTATCGGGGGTCATTCCCCCTCGTCGGGCGCAACCTTCTTATGCCCTTGCCGCAGGAGGCCCTGTTCCATCGGAGTATTCCCCAATGGAAAAAGGCAAGGTAGAATTGACCTTCATTAACGTGTCGGACCCGCGAGATATAGACAGGTATCTCTCCTCCGCTGCAGGACAGAATGCCGTCCTCAATGTCCTGAGCAGCAGAGCCGAGACCGTTAAAAAGATAATGAGATGACAGAGATAAATGAACATTTGCTCATTCGACCCGATTGGAAAAACCCGATCCTTTACCGAAGGAAATGGCAGACGGGGATCTCGTCCGCTTTGGACGGGAATGAGGTTAGGTCGGCGCTGCTCACGTGGCCCCGGAGGACTTTGGTTTACTCGATCTTATCAAAAGGGTTTACGGAGTCGTCCTATATAAGAAGAAAGATGCATAAGAATCTCCACAATGTTTGGGGGGTCCCGTTCTGGCAAGATAAGACTGTTTTAACGTCTCAGGCTTCATTGGGACAAAAAATCTTGAGTGTAAGATCAACCGCGGACAGAAATTTTGAGGTTGGAGGATCATGCATTCTGCTGAGTCCAAACGATCTGAGTTTGTATGATGCTGGGGTCATAGTTGCAGGGGGTTTAAGTCCATCGCAAATCACGCTCGAAGAAGATCTTGCTCACACCTGGCAGCCTTACACGGAGGTTTACCCCGTCTTAAAAGCCCGGATAAAGACGGGTCAAACGTTGAACGTGATCACGTCTCGGATGGTGGAGACGGGGATCGAGGCGGTGGAGGAATATGACGACGGAATCGTCCGCAACATTGGAGATGCAGATTCATTTCCCGATTATAAAGGTTTTTATGTGTTTGATCGAACGCCAAACCTTAAAGATGGTGGCCAGAAGTTCTTCCATCCTTATGACTCGCTGTTCTTTCTTGGAAAATCTTATTCGATGTCCCATTACATTGAGACCGCTTTGGGGTTGCAGGCGAATCATCTCGCGCCGGATAAGTCCGAAATTCAAAGTATCTTAGATTTCTTTGATTATCAGATGGCCAGGCTTGGATCATTCTGGATCCCCACGTGGCAGCAGGATCTCCGCGTGACTCAGGCGTTTGGCGCGGGCGCGACTACCCTGGAGATAGAATCCGTTGAATTTTATGACTATTGGCTGGGCACAAAAACGGGGATGCACGCAGTTTTTATGTGGCCAGGGGAAGCCCCCATTTATAAAGAGATTGTTGATTCATCTCATCCGATGACTGACCCAGCAACCATAACGTTGGACGAACCCATTGGAAGGGCTTGCTCCAGTCAGGAACTTCCAAGACTCTTGGTATCGTTCCTTTTATTCTGTCGATTTGATCACGATGAGATTGAGATGAAATATATTACGGATATGATTGGGGAAGCAAATCTTTCTTTTAGAACTATTTTGGACGAGGTTCCGATGGGAGGATCATGAAAGATTTAACTCCGAGTTATGTCGCTAAGGAAGAGGCACCTCAACGAAAGCCCGTTGAACTTTATCGCATTTGGCGAGGCGACGAAACTCCCCACTGTTATACCAGCGGAGATGTGGCCGTAATTTATCCGGGGCCTATTGATGACGAGTATCTTCCAGCAACCATCAAGCGATCCCTGATTCGCTATGACTCTCAACTTGAAGTTACAAAGTGCTCGATTCAGGCGGCGTTCGTGGAAGACCCCGTCCTTGAATTTGTCGCCATAAACCCCGTGGAAATATACTGGGTCATGATCATGAAGCTTCACAGGGAGCAATTGCCTCTGGAGGCTGACGTGATATTTCTTGGCCAAATTAAAAGCGTCTCTTTTAAGGGGATCCAGGCCGATGTCGAGTGCGTCGGGTTTGAGCATTTCTTGAAGATGCCGATCCCGACCGAAAGATATCAGATCACCTGCAACTGGAAGGTGTTTGATTCAAAGTGCAACGGCGTCTCCGTATCAAGCGTAAATCGCGGGAGAGCGGGCAACACCGCCACCATAGAAACTAAGATTGCTCACGAACTCGTTCCTGGAGATTGGGCCGTTATTTCTGGGATGGGGAGCGCGGGTTATGATGGAACGTGGGAGGTCGCTTCTATTCCTGATACGATGCATTTTACTTATGTTAATGCAGGGGCAAATGAAGGGGAAACTGCTGACACCGGAGGAGCGATAGTTCGTGATATGAAGATAAAGTATAAGGTCACAACTGCAGTGACGCTTGATCCTACGAAGACCATATTAACAGCTGCCATCTTTGGCACATATACCGCAGGTTATTTTATTGGGGGCACCGTGGAATTTGGAGTTGAAAAAAGAACCATAGTTGCTCACTCAGTTAATACAATTACTATGTCTTATCGCATGATTAACCTTGATCTTAATAACGATGATATTTCTGATGGCGATGTGGATGCTTATCCAGGATGCGACGGGCGGGCGGCAACATGCAGGGATACATTTGTTAACATCCTTAACTTTTTTGGACACCCGTATATCCCAATCGAGAACCCAGCGATGAGGACATGATGGAATATTTTTTTGATGATGGAGAAAAACAGAAGGAATTGAAAAGAATACTCGAGAGTTGGATCAATCCTCCCACTCCCTTCCGGCACCAGTGTGGTGTGAAAGGCCTCGGATGCGATTGTGCCTATTTTGTGGCAAGGGTCTTTGAAGAGATTGGCGTCTTGCAATGGAGAAAGAATCTAATGCCTGACTATCCGAAGGACTGGCATCTTCACAACACGAGGGAGTTGCTGAAAGAAACGATCGAGAAAGAATTTAGGTGCGAGAGCATCGGATTTGAATCCTTTCTTAATGGAGACATGGTTCTTCTTCACTATAGGAAGGCGGCTTCACACGTTGGGATATTTTTTGATGGATATTTATATCAGGCGATTGAGATGGTTGGGGTTTGCAGAACCTCTTCCCATGAGAAGGGGTTAAGAAAACGGATGCGGTTTGCATATAGGATACTAAAATGAGCACGGGACAATGGATCGGCGCAATCCTTGGCGCCATCGTAGGGTTTATTATTGGTGGTTGGTATGGTGCTATTTATGGTGCCATCATAGGTTATTCTCTCGGCGGCATCGTTGACCCTGTCAAACCGGATGTTAAACAACCCGGTGCTCCCGCACCGCAAGGGCTTCAGATCATGACCAACGTGATTGGGAACCCGATCTTTGACGTGCTCGGAACGGCGAAGATCACGGGGCAACTGTTATTTTTTGGAAAAGAGTTTAATCGACCTATCTGGTATCGTCCAGCAAGAGGAGTTAGGGCGATCAGCGGCTATAAATATCACGCTTCATGGGGACTGGGCATCTGCATGGGGCCAGCAGATTGTTTATACACTGTCTTTAGGGATCAAGACCCAATTTGGGAAGGGGAGTTAACACGCCCTGAATCTGGTGGAGAGGCGACGATCCAGATCGAGGGAGGAGGGACGATGGTTTTTTACTTTGGCACGGATGACCAAATGCCAAACGTTAACGCCGGAACTCTTATTCCTGATCCGACCCTAAACACGGGATACCGCCATCTTTGTTGGGCATTCTTTGACGCTTTCTTTATGAACGAATATAACCGGATGCCATCAATGTCGTTTGTGGTGAAAAAAATTCCACCAATGTTTGATGAACCTACGAGCCAGATCCAGACCTATGACATAAATCCTGCCCATGCACTGTGGCACACGTTAATAGAAAAGGCGGGACTTCCGGTAGAATGGGTTGATCCAGTAGATTTTTTGGCGGTTGCAACAGAATTGTTTGGAGAAGGACGAGGGATTAGCATTCTTTTTGATGTTCATCAAGCCACCTTGAATTATCTTGAGGCAATCAACAGCCACGTAGATTGTATCTTGCGCTATGGGTCGGATGGAAAATTTCACCCTAAACTAATACGGTACGTTGATCCGACCGATTTGCCTATTATCAACGAATCAAAATTGCTTGAAGAACCGACCTTTTCCCGTAGAAGTTGGATCGACACCATCAACGAGGTGAAGGT